TCTTCTGTTGTTTTTATTCAATGATTTGAATTCTTTAATTAAAATAGTCTTTAATGATGATCTATCATAGTTAGGATTGACGCCGACCCTTTCAGCCAGCCTCTTCATATCTGCATAAGTAATTTCGCGTAGATGATCCTCAAAGATGTCTAATTCATTAGTTCCAAACGGATTAATAGTATCAATGCCAAGCATAACTTCTAGCTCTTTTGTTTTTTGCTTAAAAAGCTCTGTATTAGTTTCTCCAGAAGCTTTCATTTCTTCGATTTGTTGGAGAATAGATTTTTCTACTGGTAGTTGCGTAATTTTACCAATAGATTTATTCATAGTTTTCGCTTTAGTTTTAGCCATACTATATTATACTATAAAAAATCAATAATTACAATAAAAAAGGGCTACCCCCGAAGGAGTAGCCCTAATTTAAACTATATATTAAGCAGCAGAGATGCCTGTAGCAATCACACCAACAAGGGCGCGGTTGTCAAGGACCATACGGCCTTCTTCGAGAGAGCCGAAATAGCCAATCTTGCTTTGGCGAATGCTGTATTGATCATCAGCGGTAAGCGAAAACTCGCTGCCATTTTCTGAATCAGTAGCAACTGCACGAATAAGTGATTCGCGTGAACGATCAAGACCAATAATGATTTCTTTATTAGAATTGAAGGTTTGAGCTGTGGTAGAACCTGCGCCAGCAACTCCTGCAAAGACTGTGTTGAACTTTTGCCCAACACCAAGCTCATTCATTTCCATGATCGAAACGCCATAAAACTCAGGAATACCTGCTGAATTATAGATAGCTGTTCTCATATCTTCAGGAGCAGCGATACCATTCCCTCTTGCATCATTTGATGTTAAAGCAACACCACCTGCGCCCTTAGAATTGATTGGGTTATAAGCCATCGAACGAAGCTCTTGAACAAGCTCTGGAGAGACGAGAAGGTCTGTAACGCCACGGCTTGCACGATTGGTAGGAGTTCCGCCACTGAAAGAAGTATTAATTCTCTTAGCAAGAGTGAAAAGTCTATTTAAATCATCGAGCAAGAAACGGCCACTGGTTCCAGCATTGATGATGTGATCTTTGCCATTTGTTGTCGCTTTTGAGAGAGCTGTAAGAATAAGATTAGCAGAAGTCTTCTCTTGCTTCAAGAGGATTTCTTGAGCCATACGTGTGAAAGTCTTGCTAACGACATCCATGCGGCTCTTTGCAGCATAACGTCTATCGAAAGTAAGAGCAGAATCAAGAGTGTATGTAGCAATCTTCATTTCTGAAGCTGTTGGCAACACTTGGTTTTGTGGAAGACCACCAGCAACTGACTGGCTATAAACTGTGATATAATCTTCATCAGAGATATCATAATAAAGATCAAGCGGAATGCTTGGATTATCATCAGCATTGAATTGAAGAGTAGTGAAGAGATTGCTAAGGCTTGGAGCGTTGTTGATGACTTCAGCTAACACTGGGCCGATAAATTCAGCCAATGCGACTTGAGCTTCATAAGCAACTGCGCGATTCTTAGATGCCATAGCTTTGATAAGCTCGACTTGTTCAGGAGTTCTTTTTAAAGTAATTTTCATGAATTATATTTTATTAATTGTTAAAATTAGAGTCCAAGAGCGATGACAGCATATGTGCCAGCAAATTGGTCTGGAGTTGGAAAGTTTCCAACTAAGCCACGAGATCCAGTTCCGATGACAAGACCTACGCGAGCTGCGTCATTAATGGCGCAACCAGTAACAGTTCCGCTAACACCAGCAGATAGCTTAACTCCAGTGCCAACTGCTAGTGCGCCATTAAATGCACCAGAAGTGAGTGTGAAGACGCCTCTAGTTGCAACTGGAACCGATTGTCCAGGAAGAACACACATAAGCTCTTCAGCCTTCTGCGGGTAATAGAGAAGCTTCTCTCCGTTTTCATCAACCTTTGCAGTTTGACGAAGGGTAATACCAAGAAGAGCATTTCCGCTAGTAGCTGGCTTGATCTTCAAGGAAACACTTGGATATGAATTTGCTCCAACAAATGGATAATCAGTTTTTCCAAGATAGCCATTATATTGGTCATCTGTATAGCTAATTGGATCTGCGTTGAAATCGCCTACTGCTGTAGTAACGAACACACCAGCATCTCCATAAGCGGTTTGACCCGAATCTGTTGTAGCTGTGTTGACATATGCGCCTTGAAGAGCGAACATGTTGATGACATCATTGTCATCATATTGTCTGAATGGTAAAATACGAAGTGCCATAATTTTATTATTTAGTTAGATTTAAGAGATTGTGATATTTTCACGCTTGAATGCTCCTGAAAACTTTTCACGAAGCGATTGCGTTTGACGGGAAGATTGTTCATTGGAAGAGGAGATTCCTGCTTCTGAAGATTCGACATTATCAAGAATTTTTTCAGGAGAAATTTCTTCTTCTTCCTCGTTTTCATTTGTGGAGGCGACTGAAATTTTCTGAATTCTTTTTTCGACTTCAGCATTAATGCGAGCCTGAATTTCTGCCTCAAAAGCGATTTTGGTTTCTTTGTCTTTAGACTTCCATAAAAGAGATAATTTATTTTGGAACGAAGCGAACGCTTCTTCTGTTAATTCAAGAGTCTTAAGTTCTGAAGCGAGGAATTCACGATCAGAATCTTCAAGATCATACTTTTGATCAATGATATCCATACGCTCATTAAACGAAGCAATAATCTCTTGTGCTTTTTGAGCGGATTCAAAAGATTGAATTTTTTCTTGAGCTTCAGTCAATTGTGACTTCATCAAATCAACAGACTCCTTGAGTTCAACATGCTCCTTTGCGATAGCTTCCTTTTCTGATTTAGCAGACGCGATCTCATTACGATATTGTTCGTCTTTTTGCTTGATTGCTTCAGCAAAGGTACTAGTCATAGATGCTACAGCTTCTTCTGAGAATTTCTTTTCAGTAAGGAGAGTCTTCAATTCGGAAATAACATTTTCTAATTCCATAGTAATTTTCTTTTTATTGGTTACATTAATAATTTCACTTTGTGAAACTTTTTCTGAGATTTTATCTCTTTTGTCCACGATTGTGACATCTGGAGATTCATTATCTTTCATATAGATACCTTTTACATTTGCCGCTGGACTTGCGGTAAAACCAATACCGAGTGGATAAATCTTTCCTTTGATTAATCTGAAGATATCAGATCCATCTTTAGTTTTACCAGTTCCACCATAAACTTTTAAGCAGCTTTTAAGTTCTTCTATTTGTTTCGGGTCTGAAATGATTTTAGCGCCATCCAAATTAGTGCTTCCTACTGCAAGATCATAATCAGTGAATCCAACTTCCCAACTTGTGGAGATTCTTTGATAATAAGCATCGTCTGGATTAGCGGACCTCTCAATTAGATTCACAAAATCTTTATTAGCGGAACGATAAACAACAGCACCTAAAGCTATATTAAATGGCTTTGTTTCTCCTCTTAAACTTTCCGCATCTAAGATTTCATTAGTAGAATAATCACTAAATCCAGCGCTTGCAATATGCCCAACTATCTTTTGTTTGTTATGCTCAATATTGGTTGGCTTATGCAAGAAATTCTTGGTAAAAGCTAAAGCCGTTTCTGTATCCATCCCATCGCCGTTCTTATTAAACATATTAACAACTGCGGCATTAAACGATACTCCGATTAAATCAATATTTTGCTTGTAGTCTATCCCTTGCGGAATCAATGACTCAAGATTATCCAAAGACGCTTTTGAGATAAATGAGGAATCATTTATCTTGCAAGGATGAATATAAGCTTCAAAAGTAGTGGTATATTTGTAATCCATTTTAAATTACTTTTTTCCCATTTTTTTCAAAATAGCTTGCTGTATAGCTGGAGGTAACTTTTTCTGAGCTGGAGTAAGACCACCAGAAGGAGATTCTTCAGCAAACATTTTCTGAACTTTGCTGTAATTGCCAGCACAAGTTTTCATTGCCTGCTCTTTATCCATTCCCGCTGTATTGACGAACATTTTATCGTCCATAGCGCAAGAACTCATATAAGATTTATAAACTTCAGATTCTTTTTCATCCATTGATGAAAGTGAGACTTCCGCTTCTCCGTTATTGATAGTAACAGTCTTGACTAATGGTAATACGATTTCGTTTGGTTCAATTTTCATTTGATTTGCTATGATATAAGATTGCTGATGAATAATTATCTAATTGATGTTCACTGGAAATATCTAAGATATCATCCATTATGCCCAACGATTCAATATTTTCGAAATTGTTTACACAGGAAATCAACTGTTCGTCCCAATTTTCTAAATTAGCGGAACAGACTACAGCTTCGCACAATTTATCTAACATTTGTTCTTGCAGCTTAGTGAATTTTTTAATATTTAATGAATCTTTAAGTAATTGTTTTGCCGAAGATCTTACTCTTTCAATTTCATAAACAGTATTTTGAATTCCTTTTCTAGAATAAGATGCTTTTGTGATTGGGATTCCAGTTGTTCCTGCTGGGCGACCAGCGACTTTAGCTGTTTTATTTAAAGGCTCAGATCCTCTTGGCGCTTTTGGCGCTGGAGCAGGAATTACTGGCACACCACCAACAATAGGATTATAGTAGCCCTTCTTCCTTTCTTCGACGAAAGCCTCTTGCGCTGGAGTAAGTTCCTCTGCTTCTGGGAATTTTCCAGTGTGGAACATCTCAATACCTTGCTGTGGAGTTAATACGCCTAGCTCAATCAATCTTGTTGCTGCCCTCATTAACTGCGTCTCATCCCTCATATCGATGTCTTTAAATGTGGCAGTTGGATAAGATCTAAAGCCTAAATCCATGGAAATTCTTTTAATTTCTTTTTGTAAAAAATCATTCAAGAAAGCATATCTAGACTCTTTTAATCTATCAGTAAAGATCTGGGCTTTTACTTCTGTTGCACTATACTTCTCTTCTCCAACGACAATATTCTGAAGCCCTTGTTTAATATCTTCATTTAGAATCGCATATTTCTCTTTTCCTAAAACTTTGTTAAGATCGGGAATAATGAAATCCGCTTTAGTGGTATAATCAGAAATAAGAACTCTACCAACGCTTTCGTTTCTAAACAAAACTTGCATAGCATTAAGGTTTTGCGGATTAATGCCGCCCTTATCTGGTTCTGCGCCCATGGTGATTAATAAAACCACGTTCTCGACAGTTCTAGTAATTGCTTGATCCATTTTTTTAAGCTCAAGCTTTGCATTTATGTCTTCTAGGACTGGGTATCCAAAAGGAATAGCAAATGGTTCATAATCTTGTTTTTTATAAAACGAATAAGAGAGCTTTAATGGGTCAATTTTAATTTTTAATCCATCCTTATAGTAAGTTCCTTTTTTAATGGCCTCTTGGACATCTTTATCCAAACCATTAAATATGTCTCTATCTTCTTCTGTCACTGGATTTTGCAATCTAGCCATTTCGTATTCTGAAAGAATTTTTTCAAAAGCACCTACAGCAAAAGTTGAAGTCCTTTTTGCAATAACATCGAAAGGGTTTAATAAAATATATTTTACTGGTATTTGATTAACAATTTTGTTTTCTGTAGTCCCAGAGGAAGCTAATTTCATAAAATCATTGATAGTGAATTTGCCGTCCACACGATACAAAAAGACATTGCCGCTTCTATAGTATTCTCTAAAGTATTGATCTTTTAAATTCCAAATATTAATCTTTTTAAACCAATCTTCAAAGAATTTTCTGCTTTTTTCCGTTCCGCCTTCTAGGAAAATATCTGTATTCGCAAATTCAGACATAATGTCAATTGCGTTCCTAAACACAGCAACATTTGCATATGCTTTTTGGCAAAGCTCAATAGCTTCTCTAACATTGACTCCATCTGAAGCGTAATGATATGGCAACATGCCCCTTCTGATGCTGCTGAAGCGATCTATAGTCTCTGAAACAGCAGCTCTATTGATGCGGGTGTTCGTCTTCGCTCCTCCTGAATCAGCTCTAGATACAAAAGCTTTTGATTGCTCAGTATATGAAGCATCAGAAACATAAAATGGATCTCCACACAATTCTGGAGAAAAAACTTGTGAATCTTTTGCTATAGATACCTTATTAGGATTGCCGAACTTTTCCCAATACTCAGATTTTTTATTATAATTCCTCTTAGCCATAACTTATCATAAGTTACACTTTAAAGTATTAAAGTTGACTTTGAACTTTAAATAAGAATCGGAGTAAACGTACTTTGGATATTTTGAGCCTTCTGATTCATCATATCAAAATGAATGGATATCATCCAATTACCCAAAACCAAAGCAGAGTAGGAGTCTTTTCTCGCTTTATCAGCGCCTCTTTGTTTTTTCAGGTTATAAGGCAAATCAAAACTCTGGGTTCCCTGTGTGCTGGTCGATACTTGAATTAAAGCGCATTCCACTTTAATCAAATCCATCATATCTTTTTGATGCTCGACGAAATCAATCATTTTCGCGCCATCAGGTTGACTATTATCAAAATTTTTGATGAACTTTAAATCTTTGATAGGTATAGAGCTTTTTCTTTGCATGTTATAATCATCATCCATTGCCGCTCCCGCAAAATATATATTTTTATGATCGAAAGCGGATTGCAAAGATTCGTTCGCGTATCTAATCCACTGAGAACTGGGCTTTCTCAAATAAACAATTTTTCTGGTTTGCAAATTGTACTGATTTCTGGCATCTCGTAATCCAGCCTCATATTCTTGCAAGTCATCAAAGTTTGCATCAATAAAATCTAACTTAATATTCATCTGTTTGAATATTTCGCTTTCGTTGCATGAGTTCATAAACTGAACTCCTCCGTTGTAGTCAGCTACTATTGAAACGATGTTAAAATAGTTTAATAAATAACTTAAATACTCAATATGGCTTTTTAAGTTAGTCCCAGACATGGCATAACTATGGACAATGGTTCCTCTGGGCTTATTTTTATCTCTTTTAATTAATACCATCGCGAAGTCATCAGAGCTTTCGCTTTCTGACCAAGATGGGTCAATTGATAAAATATATTCATCATCAGGATTACCAATGACCTCAACACTTTGACCTTCTCCATCTGGAATAGTGCATTCCTTCATTTTGCTTACCTTGAAATACCCAGAACTATCGTCTGTAAACACAGCTCCAAACTCTCTACTAAACTGAGCTTCACTCATTGTCGCTTTTGCCTGATTAATTAGATTTTGGTCATACAATTGATCAGGAGCACAGTCATAGCTGAAATGCATAATAGTCCTGTGAGCGCCATCCTGATCGTTTTTATTCAGGATCAGTGATTCATACTGGGAATACAGTTTAAACAGATATTCGAACCTATAAGACGCAGAAGACAGGCCAATAATTTTGTTATTCGGCCACTGCTTGCGGTCTTCTTCCTTCATTTTGCCAGAATCTATTAATTTAGTTTCTAAATCATATATTTCTTGACGCTCTGTAGGATTTTCTACGACAGAAAGGAAAGGCATAATAACTTCATTCAAAACTTTTTCTGGCATCAGCAAAAGCTCATCAATAATCATTCTTTGGAAACGAAAACCACGAAGCTTTTCTCCATCTCCAAGTGGGAGTGCAGTTATTTTGCTTCGGCCAATCTCCATAGTCCACTGGTCATTGCTTTTCGAAACTCTAGTAATAGCTTGAGCGAATAATTCAGCTTTTGGGCTAAGACTGATCTCTTCCATTTTATTGAAAATCATTTTCGCCTGACGAAAGGATTTACTAATTAAACCAATGTGAACACCCTGATGAAGAGTTGCGTCTAAGATTGCGTAAACGGCTGTTGAGAAAGATTTACTCATTCCTCGACTCCAGATTCCCAAAAAGTAATCTGTTTCCATCATGGCTTTGATAGACATGTGCTGAAACGGAAATAATTTAACGCCAGTTAATAATTCGGAAGCAAATGATGGGTTTTCTCTTAAGAATTTATAAAATAAAATCTTAGCTTCATGCTCTTCGATATAACCTTCCTTCTCTAATATTTCTTTATTAATATCAGGAAAAGTTTTTCTTCTTTTTTGTATTCCGTGTTCCCAAGCCATAATTTATAATTTCTTTGACCAAAAATATTGGATATCTGTTTTCCACAATGATCTACCTAATACTAACAGCTTAGGGATAAGCTCTACGCTTAAATCTCTAGAGCCGCTAAATACAAATTGGCAGCAATCTCCATACTCTCTTTGCAGATCTCTCATATTATGAAAAACATAATTAAGATTAAACTTCTTGTAGCTCTGCTTATTATAGTCATCCATCGAATGCAATGGGGCCTCTATGACAATAAACAAATAACAGCCCAAACTTCTGCATCTATCAAGCTCTTTGGCAAATCTATTATACGAAACAGTCACAGTAGCGCAGAAATCAGCAAATGATTTTCTATCTACATGAGTATAATTATAATTATCGCCGCCAACCGCATAATCGCCAATGTCTAGTTTTAAAACACTAGACTTTTTAAACTTTAGCGGCTGCTGTTCTCTCGTGTCGATTAAGATGTTGACATTGGAATAATCATTCCAGAATTCTTTTGGCAGTTTTGAATTAAACATAGGCTCGACCAAACACTCTTTACATGCGTCCGTATAGCTGCCAAAATATTTTTTATAAACATCAATATCAGGCAATCCGACAGTCCAAAGTTCAACAGAACTTAGTGCTGACTTTAAATTTTTGCTCTGTATTCTTTTTTTCAGAAGCTCAATTATATAGCTCTTTACAGCGCCAAACGGCGCGGTATCACACCATTGTTTTAATTGATGAGACTGAGAAAAATCTTTCTCAAAATACTCTTCATAATTCTTAAATGGTAAAAGCTCATTAGTCAGCTTGTTTCTTCTTTGAAAGTGCTTGACGTAGTAGTCCCCTAGCAGCATATCATGTTTCTTAATATGTGCGTGTAGGCTTTTCAGCGCATCGAATGATGCGTCACATTCTTTACAGTTAAATGACATCTTCTTGGTGGACTCCTAGTACTCTTGCTCTCCATTCAGACATTCCCTCTAAGCGATGGGCTTCTTCTCTGACTAATTCTTTTTGCATTTCTGCGATACGAACCATATTATTGCGTTCGTCTTGTTCTTGAAATAATTGAACTATTGATAAAATTGAAGCATTTTCCTTATTTTTGCTTTTCATTCTTTCAGCTCTATCACCTTGTAGTTTTTTTGTAAGATTTTCTATTCTAGTCTCACATTGATGGTATTCTCCGCTTTTTGATTTAATAATTTCTGACAATCTATTAGTCATGTCACTTTGGTCATTAGCTTCATCAAACAATTCATTGAGTTTGTTCAAGTGCTTGCTTACAACTTCTAAATTAATAATTTCTTTACAAACGTTAAGATATAAGTTAATCTCATCAGCAGTGATGTCTGGCTTATCCCATGTTAAACGAATAAATTCCTGTTCAAATAGCTCCCTATCTTCTCTGGATAGATAGTTATTCATAATTCTTACGAATCTTGAATTATTTAAATTAATGCCCAACTTTTCGGCCCTAACTTTATATTGACGATTGAGTTTATCTTCTTGAAGATCGCCGCCAGTTGCATCATTAATCTTTTTGACAATTCTAGATATTGATTTTGGAGCTATATAACTTGTCAATAACCCAACATCTTGTGATGGAACTATATCTGGGTTAATCTCTCTTAAAACATCCAAAACGGATCTTTGTTCAATACTTAAAGATTTAATCTCCCTGTCTGGGAAAATTAATTCGGCAATTTTTAATGAAGATGAGCCAGAGTTGGCTTGATCAACGATAAAATCTTTTTGTGCTTTTGTAAAATTGATGCCTTCTTTCTTTTCTTTTTTGGTGGTATCAAAGCTTATCTCATTATCGATCAAAAACTTCCTGACAAGTCTTCCTTCTTTGGATCTACCGTCTAGCTTATCATCGTTAAAGCATTTTTGCGTTAATTCTATCAAAGAACTAATTTTGGCGCAGTTTTCCAATAAAAATTGTTCGTTTTCTTCAGTAAGTTTCATTTACAATAATATCAAAGTTTCTTATTATATCTTCCGCCTTTTTCTGGAAGATGGACTTAAGGTTTTTTACTTGTCTGTATCCTGCTTTTCTTTTTTTCTCGTTAGTTTTGTATCCCATGTAGGACGCGACTTCTTCTTCTGTGCAGTTTTCAAAAAACATCATATAATAAGCATGATAGTGAGTTTCGCTCAATTCGGCTTTCATATGCTCGTTTAGTTTAGTGACAGAAAGATCATAAGAAAAGTTGTTGTCTACTTTTGAACTGATTTCATTTGTATGGTTCTCAGTTGATAATGTTATTTTTAAATCTAAACCAGTTTTTTTGAAAGCAGACCATTTGTCATACAGCTTACACTGTTTGTCTTGAATTCCGCTATTTGTGGCAGAACAGCCATTTTCTCCAGTATTAAATTGACAATTTACGCAAGGACGAACATAATTCCCATAATGATTTCTGACCAAATTTCTAATTTGATTCGATATAATGCGGCCAATCCACGGTTCAAGAGGTCGCTCTTGATCCCACATATGCCATTTTTTGTGGATATGAATTTTAATAATTTGTGATACATCTTCAAAATCAAACCAGTTAATAGCGTTGAGTTGCCACTTATTTTTCTGCTTATTAATTGCCTCTTCAATTATTTTTGCATTATCTTCAAAAGTTTGATGGTTATTTTCTTTCATCAATAAAATCATCTACTGATCTTCTGCGAGTTGGCTTGAAAGAATTTTCAGTATTCTGCCCAAATAAACTTCCAAAATTAAAAGAACGATTTGAGCTGTCCGACTCAATATCTACGGCAAGTTTTCTAATATTTGGCACACTAGCCACACTTGTTTCGTCTTCATCGCAATCATCATCTTCTTGATCAGAATTAGCAAATGATTGAGACGGCAATATCTTTTTCGCAATAGCAATAGATCCTAAGCTACTTCCACATTTTGTGCAAAAATTAGGTTTAGCCAGATTATATTGTAACTTATTGCCACAACTAGAGCAAAAAATATGG